ATTGTTTCTTCTTCTGACATGATTAGTAAATTTGATATTGATTATTTATGTTAGCTTCAATCGCAGGTCTGTTAAGAGACTGGTCTGAATTGTATGCAATAACTTCTTGTATAAAACCATTTAATGCTCTACCAGCTTGAACTGTTCCTCCTCTAGCTCCTATAATAAAATTAGAGCCAGCTTCAAAATCGTAAGCATCAGTACCATTTGAGTATCCATTTTGGTTAGCATTTTGATTTAGTGTATTATCATTATTGTTATTGTAATTAAATGATACTAAAACATTACTACCACGAATAGCAGATATTCTGTCAACTGTAGTATTTGTTGCACTACTTCCGTTACTTAATGCAAACACATCTGTTGAGGTATAATAGTAAATAGATTGTCCTATCTTATTACCACCACTATCGTTATCAGCACTACCAGCTATATAGCCACTAGCTCCATCTGTAACATTACATACTGTATATATACTTTGTGAGCCAGTTTCGTTGGCAGTTAATACTTGTGAACCAGTTGCTAGAGATGTTGTACTTCCATTGAACTTTATCCCACTAGGATACAAGCCACCATTTGCTATAAGCTGTGGTTGTTTGTTATCTTGTATTTGTACTGCATTCTTATTATTACCACTTTGGTCATACCAAGTTTCTACAAAACCATTACGAGCTATACGAGATACTTTGAAGTCAGATATTGTAACAGTACCACCACCAGTATTACCTTCAGAAAATACTATATTATCTCCACTTGAATAGTTAGATTGGTCGTAAGTTAATTCAAAGGAGTTAAACCCATTTTGCACTACTCCAATAAGACTAGATGAAGCAGAACCTCCATTAACAGAATCTCTTAATCTAATTTGAGGACTTTCATCAGGAATATCTACACCAGTTGCATTGAATGAAACAAACACTGAATCATTAAGTGCTAATGTTTCTTTAAGTGTAACTCCAACAAATGATGTGCCTGAACTATTTTGATAACTAAACCCATCTGTGCTAGTTGAAACGAAATCACCTTCTACCCCAGTAGCTTGCCACCCAGTTTGAGTTAACTCATTCGCATCATTGTACAAACCATAATAGTTATTGATGTTGGACTCAATCTTGAAGCGATTGTTTGATTGGTCTGAAGTGTAAAGTATTAGTTCTTTCATAGAGCCATTCATAAATCTATCGCCAGACTCTAAATTACCTATTGTTAATTTATCTGAACTAGCTGAATTAGAGCCAGCACTTCCACTAGAAACTTCTACAGCATTTATAAATCCCTTACTTGTTCCTCCACTAATAAATAAAGAAGTAAATAATGTATCTTTTAATGTAGGTGCCGTTCCTCCACTTAATGCAGTTCCCCCATTTACAACATAGGCTAACGATGGGTTTCCGAATAAAACATTTGGTTTTGTGTCACCAACCGAATATAATGATTTACCATCAGTTCCATCTAAATTTGCTACCACAAATCCATTAATAGTAGAGCCAGTAATATTAGCACCAGTTTCAAGTTCGTCATTACTTCCATCAAAGTCTATACCATCAGCAAGCAATGCTCCACTCTCTGCAATCTTTGGTTGGTTAGCAGCAGTCGCTTGAACTGCATTGTTTGACCCAGCTTGGTCGTACCAAGTGTGGACAAATGCACCACTGTTAGTTGCTGTTACTACTATATCTTTAAAATACATAGTATCTTGAGTGGTAGTTCCGTATAAACTATCTGAACCAGTATTAGCTGATGATACTCTTAAATTTAAGTCAACTGGAGTGCTAACGAACTCTGGGCTTCCAGCGGTAAGCGTAAGGGTTGCTGTTTGCCAAGAACCAGAAGTTATTTGAACGTAATCAGATAAAGATGTTTTATTAGCAAAAGCACTGCCAAAATTTAAATAATAATTATTATATGCAGTTGGTGCATAATATTTTAAGGTAACAGTATATGAACCAGCATTTGAAATAGGCACATTTTGATTTTTAAATGAGTGCCTACCACCATTTAGTACATACTTTAAAACATCGTTTTCTCCCTCAAAGGATGCTTCTCTGCTGATTACGCCAAATGAACCTATTTCATAACCATCTACTCCACTGCTAAAATCGGATGTTTCAATATTTATGTCTTCTGTCAGAAAACCCCCAAGTGTAGTAGCAGTTGTGGTTCCTAAATCTGCATCTGGGCTTGGTGTCAACTCAGTTCCACCATCTGTAATAGGAGAACTTGCACTTACCTTACCATCTGAATCAAAGGCTACATCTACCTCAATATCATCTGAGCTTCTACGAATACGAACTGCATCACCGCTGTAATCAGCTTTTACCTTACGAAGACTATAAGCAGCTGCGGCTGTTGCTACATCTGCTGGTAGCGTAGTCTCTTGTTTACCATTTGCCCAATCTTCAATCGAGTTTACATCTTTAGCTTGGAAAACTTTTTCTAAGTTATCACCACTTCGTCTTACATTTACAACATCAGTGTCACCTTGTTTTGTATTGAGGTCACGCAATGAGTAAGCAGCTGCGGCATCACCTACAAGTTTACCCAGGAGTGGTCTTGAGTTACCCACTGGGTCGGAGTCAATAACAGGGGCAGTTCGGTCAACTGTAAAAGCTGAACCATTAACTGTTAATTGTGTTACATCTGCCTTCTTATCACGATTGATAACGAAGTCTTGTCCGTTTACTTGTAGAGTTCTATCAGCCATTAGCTATAAGAAACATTAGCACCTGTACCTTTAGTTCCAACATTTACAGATGGTCGTCTGATTGTTAATGAAGAAACACCTGTTTTAGTTCCTCGTTTAGCTCGGCTTGTAGCTGCTTTATTTTTAACAGCTTTAGCCATAGTAGTAGGAGGAGGAGGAGGTGCAGGGGGTTCTTTTGGTTCAGGAATATCAGGAGTTGAACACATAGTTATTCTTTCGTTAGTATATTTTCGTTTTGAATATTGAATTGATGGGTAAGAAAATTTATGACCGAGCGTTGACCATTATGAAAATCCATATCTCTTAATGATGTACTCGTATCAAAATCTTTTTGAGGGAAGTTTTCTGCCAACTCTTTGAGTAGTTGAGTAGGGACTGTTGGGAATGGATTGTCCATAATTACCACTTATCTTGTTGGGATACTTCACATTCCCTCTTCCTTATATCATCCAACGACTTAGGTAACTTACCCTCTTGTATCCATTGGTCTGTTTGGATTAGACACATGGCGTTCCAAATGATAGCACCTGCATGGTCTTCTGTTTTATCGTCTTCCATGAACTGCCATAGGTGTCGATAGAGACTATCAATGTATCGGCTAAGAGGAATACCTTTCTGCCAATTATCACGACCATATTTTGTTGCACCATCTTCAAATCGTTTTGATGCAGCACGAAGGGCAGCTATCGGTAACAATGAGGGCATACCTTTACCCTCCATTGCATCTCTAACTGCACCTGTATCAAACAATGAGCGTTCCCCACTGTCAGGTAATGTTACTTTCTTGGTTTCCTTGGTGTCCATAATTTTATCTTCTTTGTTTCTAGGTTATAATCTTTGTTGCGAAGGATGTATGCTAGTCTTGCAGTTAGCAGTGCATCTTCTTCTGTAAGGTCTTGCTTCTTGTATTGTTCGACAACTGTATTCCAGTTAGCTCCATACTTATCGAGTATCTTGTGGGCAGTCTTGATACCTACACCCTTGAGACCTTTGTATCCATCTACTGCGTCACCAGTAAGTGTCTGAACAAGATGGAACTTGTTAGCATCACGAACACTTGTCGTAGTAACTTTATCTTTTAGATGGTTATACCAAGTGATAGGTAGTGTACCGAAGTCTTTGTCACCACTGACTGCTATAGTTTCCTTTGGATTTCTAGTACATAACACACCGATGAGGTCATCAGCTTCTAGGTTATCTACTATCAAACCATTGTGGTAGTCATACATATAGTCAGTTAAGTCACTGATACCCAAGGGCTTACGCTTACCTGAACGATTAGCTTTGTAGTCCTGGTACAAGTCTCGTCTGAAGTTTTGTTTACCACTGATACAAGTTATGTATTCCTTTGCATCTAGCTTACTAACAATACCTTCAACAAGTTCATCTATCTTGGCTCTCGCTTCTGATTCCGATGAATGGAGTGTCCATATATTGTCATCCCATTTAGTCTCCACCTCTGATGAAAACGCTGCACGATATATAATCATATCGCCATCTATAATAATTGTTTTATCACTCATATATCCTTTCTGAAATTTTCTAGTTTCTGCATACGATTAAGTATCGTCTTGCGTTCTTTAAGTAATTGGGTACGCATATCGTCATTGCGTTGAAGAGATTGTTTACATTCTCTGAGTTTGTCTTTGATGCCCATGATGATGGCTTCTTTGACTAAGTGGTCGTGCGGCATTAGTGTGTCTCCTTCCAGTTATTTCCTATTTGATATTCGCCATCGAGGGGGCAGTTGAACTTTAATGTTTCTCCTGCTTTCTTGATGGACTCCACAAAGGTAGCACCTAGCACCTCTGCATCTTCTGCGTTACAACTAAACTGAACCTCATCATGTACATTGGCATGAAGTGTATATTCTTTAGTTGCACGATAAACGAAATCAACGAGTGCTTGTTTCATTATGACTGCACCTGCTGATTGTAATAATAAGTTGAGTGCTGAATGAGGAGAACGACAAGGTAGTCTACGACCATCAAGTCCGTTTAGTGAACCTGCTGATGTAACCTTTGCTTCTACTGCACTAACTAACTTACTGTATGCAGGTAGGTTCTTCTTGAAGTTACCCTTCAGACGCTTACCATCTTTGGAAGTGCCACCTACAATAGAACCAATCTTTGCATCACCTGCACCATACAAGGTGGCATAGATAAATGTCTTAGCTTGGTCACGAGTTTCTAATCCTGCTGCTTTCTGATTAGCAGTATGAATGTCGCCCTCAAGGATAGTCTTAGCATACTCTCCATTGTCCCAGGGGTATAGGTAGTGTGCTAGGCATCGTAGTTCTAAACCACTAGCATCACACCCAACTAATACTTTACCTTCAGGGGCAGTGAATAGTTCTCTACACTCTCCACCATAGGGGCTACGAACAGAAGGTACTTGTGCAACATTAGGATTTTGATGAGTACATCTACCACTAACTGCACCATTGGTATTTACACCTCCATGTATCTTTCCATTCCTAGTAAGTTTAATCCACGCTTGGTTTCCTTCAAGGAGTTGCCCAAGTCTTTTAGATATAGTTAAGAACTGTAACAACTTGAGTGAAGCATCAGTATTGATTTCTTTCAGCACACCCTCATTGATTGCAGGTCGTTTACCTTCGTAAGCTGCAGGCTTCCAACCTTGTGACATAAGTCGCTCACATATTTGGTCACGACTATTAGGATTGAATGGTATAGATTTAGTTTTGTAGTCACCCTTGAAACATTCACTAGGTTTGTAACCACTCTCGACCATTGCTTTCTTTGTAGGGAACTTGTCCCCATTAGCATTGACCCACCATTGTGATTTAGTTTGTTCTTCGTTAGGAGGAAATACTTTCTGTAAGTCTGTCTCTATCTCACAACGCTCTAGCATTAGTTGTTCCATTAGGTCAGTAGCTTTAGCCCCATCAAATGGAAAACCATTATACTCTTGCTTACGCATTTGCATTGCAAACTGATGCTCAAGTTTAACCATGTGTTCTGATGGTTGCTTACTCATCAACCAGTTGTAGAGTGCTAAGGTTACACGAACATCTTGCTCACAATAATCTTGCATCTCTTGAGACCACTGCGACCAATCAGAAGTTTCACCATAGTCATCTTTGAGTACATTGATACGCTTGCCCCACGCTTTGAGTGAGTGAGAACCAATCAATGTTTTATCGAAGCCTTCTCGTTTGAAGTCATCGTTACGCACATCAGGGTTAATACATCTAGCTAGTGTAAGTGTATCAATTAGATTAGGATGCTTGAAGCCATACAACTTCCGTAGGGCAGGGACATCAAAGCCAATGATGTTATGTCCTACTATTGTTTCTGCTTCAGCTAACTTATCAAGTCCATATCCAATGTCATCGTTGAGTGAGTTGTAACTTGTCATCTCCCCATCGGCAACATCCAATATAGACAAACAATGGACAGTCTCTAAATCACTTAGAGTTGCCCAATCGGTAATGTTGTTTGTTTCAATATCGAATATTAGTGTGTTCATTTTAATTCTGTTAATCGTTCTAGTGGTAAAAGGATTCCCTTACTGGAGTTCTTATCTCCACCTCGTTTATCCATTGTGCTTCCTTTCATCGGTTCAATCATCTCCTTGAGTTTCTCCGTTGAAATAAAGATAAAAAGGTTTTCAAAAGCGAAGCACCAATAGTCTGCTTCGGAGCGAGATATTCCTGATGGCTTGCCCCTGGATTCATACTCGATATATAAATTGCCAGTAGTCTTCGCTTTAAGGTCTCGTTTGACTTCAATCTTTTTGTCTTGTAAAAGTTCTGCGACTTGCTTCTCAGCAACCTGCCCAACCTTGAGGTCATATTTAAAGTTTGAACAATATTCCATATTTTAAAAATAATTTTCACTTGTATCTCCCTCGGTTAATTTTTCTTCTGTTAGTCTTCCTGACTCAGGTCGCCATCTCAGATTACAAGCCACACCAGTATCGCCACTAAATCTATTCTTTAGGACTCTTACTGAGGTAAGGTGCTTATGCTCTTCGTCTTGTTGGTTTCGTTCTAAACCAATAACCATATCACTAAGTTGTGCTATGCCAGCAGACCCACGCAGTTGGGCTACGGATGTGGTTGCTCCGTCTTCGTGTCCTCTACCTTCAGGTCTCTTGAGGTGGCTGACAAGTATCACACCTATCTTACACTCCTCAACTAAAGCACGAAGTTTAGTCATTAGATTGTCAATCATCCTACGCTCATCACCTTCAGTGCTACCTGAGATAACGATTGAGATGTGGTCAAGTACGATGTACTCAACATCCAATGACTTAGCCATATATCTTATGTGACCAACGAGCTTGTCTCCTTCGAGAGAACCCCAATGGTCATACAAGAAAAATCTACCATTACCCACAGTAGCTTCGTATGCTGCTTTGTATTCTTCATTCGCATCGAAGTTATCTAGGTGTAATAGTTTGTTAAGATGTAAACCGATAATACCATTACCAGTTCGTTCAACACTTTCTTCAAGTGCGATGTATCCCATCTTCTTATCAGTAGTAGTAAGTATATTATAGGCAACCTCTTTACATATCTGAGACTTACCGATACCACTACCTGCACAGAAAGTTATTATCTCTCCTGTGCGAATACCTCTTGTTACTTTGTTCAAACCTTCAAACGGATATGGTATAGACTCAAAGTTCTTGGGCGATGTAAGTCTTTCATATAAGTCATCACCACTAACGATTGCATCTAGTCCCCATACCTTGGCATTCCATATTGCCTTGAGGATTTCTTTTGGTTGTTCAGCTAACAGTAGTTCGTTAGCATCTTTCATTGGTAGGTTTGCTATCTTACATTTACCTGCAGGAATGATGTGGGCTACATCTTCCATGCCTTGCTTGCCTGCCTCATCAGAGTCAAACATAAGTACAATCTCTTCAAACTTATTCAACCATTCTAGTTGTCGTTTGAATAATGACTTAGCACTTTGGACTCCTGAACTTAAAGAGACCACTTCCCAAGTATTGTTTTGAACCTGACTAACAGTAAGACAATCTATCTCACCTTCGGTAATAACTAATCGTTTACCACCATTGGGGAATAGGTGTTGACCGAAGAAGTGAGTAGGAGAACCATTACACTTGAATGTCTTATCAGCGTAACGATATTTTTGGGCAACAAGTTTTTTGTTTAAGTCATAATAGTTGGCGACATGGACTGTCTGTCCGTTGACTTCTCCTATTTTATAGTTGTATTTCTTGCAGGTTTCTTCATGAATACCCCTCTTGGGAAGTGGCATTATTTTACCCTTTATGAAATTGTTATTTATCTCCTCAACAGTGGGTTCATCTGTTGAAGTGAAGTCACCACACGAATAACATTTAGTTGTTCCGTTGGTGTTGATTGTAAGTGCATCACTGCTGCCACAATCAGGGCAAGGTTGGTGTGTTTTTAGTGGTATTAATTCAGCCATGTGTTTGGTATTTCCTGGTGACACCAAAGGAATCCATTAGTGTCGCACCATTTTGCGTATGTTGTTTTGCTCTTTCTACTAAGTGTGTTGAAAGCGTTTTGGAAGACGAACCTGATGTCCAAGTTAGGATGACACTTCTTAACAAGTTTATGTTTTGTCCTATCGCTAGGTGTAAAGTATCCTTTGACTTCAAGTATAACTCCATTAGGTAAAATAAAATCAGGTTTGTAGTGACTTGTTCGGTAATATTCCAATCTTAAACTTTCGTAGAAGAAAGCTACCTTTGCATCTTTCAATACATCGGCAACTTCCTCCTCGAAAGATGAACGATAGGGAGAATTAGAACGGAGCTTGTTCTGTCTGCGTCTCATTAGTCTCCGTAAAGGTTTCGTTGAAGGACTCTCCTTTGTATCCACCTTCACTCTTACCGAAACCATAGTTGTCGGAGCTACCTCCACCATACTCAACTAAGTCAATCACTTGGACTGCCTTTAGTCGTAGGGTGTAGCCGAAACCTTGACTAGGTATGAACCAAAAATTTGGCTCGACTGCTAGTTTAAGTTCTGAACCACTACCTATCTTTGGGGTAGAGATTTTATTTCCGTCACTATCGAAACAAGCAACAGTGAACTCGATGAGTCCTTTTGTTTTTGTTTGTCTTTGAGCAACTTGCTTTGCGTAAATCTCAAAGTCACCATCAGGAGTAATCCTCACTGGTTTGTTAGGTGATTGTTTGAGTTTCTTATCGTGAGCTTTACACTCAGCATCGTAAGCTACTTTGTATAATTTATCGATGCCTAATTCAAAAGCTCTGAAGTCGTCTTCACTCACATGAAGTTTACATGAGTATAATCCATCTTCATTGAACTTGGTATCAGGTGTATCGATACGAGGGTAAACTGCTTTACCCTGAGGTGTTGTTATTGTATTTGCCATATTATTTGCGTTTCCTTTCTATTGATTAGAGTTATTTGCATTAGCTAAAAAAGTATTCGCTATCTTTGATTTGTGTTAGGTCTGCGTTCCCATACTCAGGAGGGTCAGGGAAGGTGATGTCAGGGTTGTGTTGTTCTAATTGATGTTTCCAATCTTGAAGGAGGTCAACACTAAACATCTCAAAAAACACATCTCTTATCACTCGGCTCATAGCATCACAGTTTGTTGAGTGAGTTCCGTATGAGTCATGCACCATACTGAAGTCAAAGATACCTTCTTGTTGGTTACTCAAGATGACTGTCTTGTGTAGTGCTGAAGCATCTAACGAGTGGACAAAGTTGGGGCTTACACCATTAGATTGTTTACGAGATGAGATAGCATCCTTTGCATCATAGAAAGTTACATGAGTTGCAGTACCACCAATCCAAGTGCTAATCTTTTTCTCGTGCATCTTGTGATACTCTTGGTGTACTGGGAAACCACTCGGAGTAATCCATTTAATAGGTTGTTGTTGTTCTGATACTAACTTAGAACATTCTTGAAACCACTGCATACACTTCTTAGGTCTATCCAAGACTGACTCAATACCATTCCATACAAGTGTAGATAAATAATGAACTGCTCTATATCTTATGTTCTCATCAAAGCGTGGTTTCTTTTTATCTTTGTGTATTGTGTCCTCATACCAATCATTGATGTAGGCACGATTAGAATATGGAGTAAGACCATAACTATAACACATCACTGGTCTCTTGGTTGTCTTTCGGTCTAACCCAAAGTCTAACCACTGCTTACTAAACTCAACACCTTGTTGGGCATCTATCTGTAATTGCTCAAGAACTTTATCTGATACAACTCGGTAGATGTCGGCAGGTGTATCGGTAGGGAGAACATTAGTTGCAGCCATACCATACTCATCACGAGTGAGCATAGAAAGTATTTGTAATCCATTGTTGGTAGCATCCATGTTCACTGGTAAGAAGCTGTCTATCTTCTTGTTTACCATGTAGTTACGCCATTCAAAGCACCAAGCAAGGAACTGCCAGGGGCTATCAGCTTCTGTCCAAAGTAAATGTTCGGTTGGGTTTTGTGCTATGTCTATTGCTATCTTTGCAAAGTCATAAGCCCACTTAACTCTTTCGTCTAGTGATACCTTGTCATTACCAAAGGTGTTCGCTCCATGTATAGCTAACCATCTCGCATCATTATCATTCTTAATCTTGACTGAACGATAGAACTGAAGCAGCCCTCGTGACATATCAGTTCCCTGAACACCAAGAAAGGCAGGGACATTGTAAACCCTACCTCTAAAGTCGCAGTTACTTGGATAGAAGAAACGATTACCTTTTAGTTTCTCTGCTACATACAAAGTCTTTGATGTCAACAATCGTTTACTTCTTGTGGATAGGTTGCGACCATAGATACCTGCGGCTATCCGTCTCCATATAGTATTACTCTCTTCGTTTGTATGAAAGTCATTAGGTATATCAGGTAGCTCTTCATCTTCACGATTAGGTAGCTCACCCACCTGGACATTGTTAGTCCAAGCCCAATCCATAACCTTGTAAACATTATCGTTCACTGCCCAAGGTGTATTCTGAATTAGATTACACGCTTCCATTGGCTCATCAATCTTCCCTTTGATTGAACGAATGTAGTCCATGTTAGTAGACTTGATGAAAGGTAGTTTGGGGAGGTAAGTATCGGAGGAGCTATACCCACCTTCCCAAACGCTCTGCCAAGGTGTTGGGAGTTCCACACTTGGTAGCCAAAATGGTTCGAGGAGTTCTCGGTCTGTATTATAATCCTCAATCCATTGTAATGTTTCTTTGGTTGCAGTTACATATCTAGTCGGTGACTTCTTCTTCCTCTTTCCATCATGGACATAGATATATTCTATCAACCCTGTACTTACTCGCAGTATCTCTACTAAATTTAATCCACATGATAGTCGGTCTCGTTGTCTCCAACCTTCCCATTCAGGCATCAATCCCTTTTCGGTTTCGTGAAGCATTGACCTACGGATATGTCTTCGTACATTACCAAGACCACCACGCTTACTCTTAGCTCCTTTGATGATACCTTCACCCTTTGTGTTGTTCTTAACCAAGAATGCACATCTGATTTCATCCTCGACTCTTGCACCTACAAAAGCAGCAACACTGCTCATTGGTTTACGAAGTGTGATACTATCAATTACTGCTTTGATAGTTATGAATGCAATCACTGGGGCTTTGTTCTCAACTATATCAATTTGCCATCTAGCTTTCGTCTTTGGTTTCTTCCAAGTCTTGAATGAATCCTCGATAGCTTTAGTCAAAGTTGGTAATGCACCTCGCATCAAACGCTGACCATATTTAGTTTCTCCTTCGACCTCTCTTGCCTTGGCACTTTCGATTTTATTGCGATAGCGACCTTTGCCTATTTCCGACATATCGGCATTGAGTTTTTCTTGATTTAGCATAGTGGTATTGTCACCAAATTCGTGACTTGAACAATCAGTTTACTTGGATGAAATAAATATTTGGTGTAGGGTAAGGGTTTGAATCTATTGAGAAAAAAGGGGCTGAATAATTTATATGAATTTTAAGTCCAGTGCGTCTACCGATTCCGCCACGCTCGCATCATGTTATTTAATAATAAATACAATGAGTTAGGTGTGTTTACAGAACAACTCACTGGTGACAATATTAGTGGCATTTTGTCACCGATTTGCCACCACTTTGTCACCGACTTTTGAATGTTCTGTTTACGACACATCTGTATCATTGCCTTTATCAATTAAAACTCTATCACTGAGTCGGTTGATTTTCTTTTTCAACCCCTCGATGTCTTTATTAAGTGTTTCGTTTTGTTTAGTCAAGGCATCACAAGCCTTGGTCATTGCATTTAATCCTCGCACCAAAATCTTTTCAGTTTCAGGTGCGTAGACTGTGTTATTTTTTTCTGCCATATTTTGATTTAGGTTTGGTTTTTGAAACCTGTTTGGTTATTAGTTTAATTGTTCTCATAAAGTGGTTACTCTGATTTAATTAAGTGCTTTTCGAGCGTCAAGTAAATTCGCAGGAATAAGTTTCGCATAAATCATAGTCGTCTGAATGTTCTTGTGACCCATCCACTTTTGCACAATCGTGATGTCAACACCTCGTTGCACCAACCTTGATGCACAAGTGTGACGAGTAAGATAGAACACAAATTCTTTTTCGGTGTTACCAAGCACACCTCGTACCCAATCCCATTGCTTTCTTATCTCTGCTTTTGTAAAACAAGAAAAAGGTCTGTCAATCTCACACCCATCACATTGTTCGCATAACCTTTTGAATGCTGAAACTGCTCGGTCAGTTAGTGGTAAAGTCCTGGGTAGTGTAGTGCCTGCAACATCTTTAACTATCTTAACATCAACAACCCACCCCAAAGCATCATCTTTACGAATGTTTCTTGTTCGTAGGTTACGAGATTCACTCGGTCGCAGCCCAGTATCAATAGACCACACAAAGAAATCCCTAAAGTCCTCTGTTTGTATTGCTTCAATAACAGTTGATTCTTCGTCTTCACTTAGAAATCTTAGGCGAGCGTTGTTGCTTACCTTTGGTCTCTCAATCTTTGGTTTAACTTTGATGTATCCTCTGTCGTGGGCAAACCTTATGCACTTACTGAGTGTTGATAGTTTACTGTTGATTGTTGAGGGGCTATTGCCTTTGGCTTGTAGGTGCATGATTAAATCATCTACCTTT